TTTACCTTTTGTATTTTGGAGTTCTTTATTGAGTTTAGATACTTCAGCTTCTGTGTAGGAAACATTACGTGCTAGTTTGTTAAACTCAGTTTCACTCATTTCACCAAGTTTGACTGCTTGTTTTGCTTTATTGAGTTCTTGGTTTTGAGTTTCCAGTTTCTTCTTAGTAGTTTGAAGGATATCATTGAGTTTTGATTGTTTCTGTTTCCAGAGTTCAACATTTGAGCTGTCATACTTAAGATTCGTATTGATAGCTTTGAGATCTCTCTGTTGTTCTTTGAGATCTGATTGAATCTCTTTAAGTTCGTTCTCTAAATCTCTACCATCAAGACTTAACTTAATGTTTAACCCTTTGACTGTTTCTGCCATCTTTATTCACCACCTTAACTATAAAGAAAAAAGCACCGAAGTGCTTATTCATCGTACCAACTTGAATTATCAACATCCACAGAAACAACATTTACTTCCATAACCATTAATTCACCACCATCACGTGCATATACTAGTTCAACAACGGCTTCAAGCGGAAACTCAATATTCATTGTTGCTCCTTCATCCCTAGTTTGATCTGCATCAGATCCATATTGTAATTCGGAACTAATTCGACCTTGGCATAAAACATTTACTTTCATACCATCACTAGATTCTTCTAATAATTCTTGTATCACGATTTTATCGATTTCAACGTCATGCGAACCGTAATGCGTAGCGATTTCATCAAGTTCTTGAATCGTTCTTGATCGAACATCATCAAAAACACCTTCTTCGGTAATTTCAACTAAATCTTCTATTTCCTTTTGCACAGAACTTAATGTCTCGAAAAAGCTGCCACAGATTACTATGACATTTTCTAATTCATCGGTAATCTGATCACTCTCTAGTCTTAATGAGAGATGCACATAATTACTTAGCTTTTTCATCATTTCACATAGAGCGTCTATGCTGTTATCAATAGGAAATAATTTGAACAAAACATCCTTTGAATGTTCTTTAAGTACAATATTGGCCAGCAGCTGTTTGGTTGAGATCTTTTTTGGGTCATCCCCGTGTGTTCCATAGCTAGGAAACCATTCACTATTACGTACTTGCTCCTTATTTGATAATTCACTTATTGTTCTATTAACTACTTCACGCATACCTAATGCAAAATAGTTAAATGCAATTTCAGATTCAAGGAATAGTACGCTGAAATTACTATCAAAAATTGATAACAATGACACTGGGATCTTAGATCTTATAAGGCGTAATTTTGATACAATTTCTTCTTTCAACAATGAGACTATCATAGTTTATCTCCTAACTTTGTTTAGTCACAAACTCTTGAAATCTCTTTAAAGCATTGATGACTGCTCTATGACTTTTATTACCTATATTAGATTTCAATCCACAAAAATCATACATTTTGACATACAGATCTATTTCATTCATAAGTGTTTGGATGCTGATTCGTTCTTCTCTTAATACAAACGGAATTCTTGCATGCGCATAATCATAAGTAGTGCTTGGTAAACCCTTGGGTGTTACTACACTGTATCCTTCTGATTCCAAGTATAATTCAAAGCGATTAAGAATTTCTTTTTCAGTCATCTCATTCACCTTCTATCTTAGATAGCAGCACTTCCATACCTTCTGCAAAAGTTGGAATGTTGCTTTTCCAATAAGGAATTGATATTCTTACAGATTCAATGGCATTTTTGTACATTCCATCGCCAAACTCATCTTTAAATTTCTTGAGAAAAAACTCGAAATCACTTGTTTTCATTGAACGACGATTAATCTCGCCCTTTGAAAGTTTGATTAAAATGTTCAAATAAATTGTCGCACTTCCGAGATTCATTCCAGATTTTAATGAAACTAAATAAGCTAATACTTTTACTTCTTCGAGTCCGTTTTGATAGTTTTTAAATGCACTCCAAACTTCCTCAATCATTTCAGGACTAATGCTGTTGTTTGAACGTCGTGATCGAATTGCTTCAAGTGTAGTCTCATCTCCATCATCAGTTATCACTTCACGATGAATCGATTCAGCATTTTGCTTAACTGCAAAGGGTAACCCCTTCTCTTTAATGATTTTTTTGATGAAAATACTAAACGCAATATCAAGATCTAATCCTACTGAATCCAAAATTCGACTCACTTCTTGTAGTTGAACATCATCAATCTCAAACGTTAACTTAGACATATATTCACCCTTCTCTCTTTTTGTTACTTCGATTTACTGATTACAGTATATACGATTACTCTATTTACTGTCAATAGTAATTTAGTAAATTGTATAGTAACTATAGTAAAAAAGAGTCAATATCTCTTTGATTTGCTTTTCTATTGCTTTGTTTTCCATCAATAACTTTCATTTCAAGTTGAACTAACTCAAAATAAGTCGTTAAATCAAAATATTTAGAATCCTCAATTGAGAGTCCTAGATGAGCCAAGTTAAAGATAATGTTTGAGGTTGCACCAAACTCGGGCTCATCATTTGGACTGTGGGGATGGTTTGGTGCCTTTTTGGAGAGTGCCTAACATCTCCCCGATAGTTTGCGATAGAACACCTAGTTCTTCTGTATCACTTAAGATCCCAAAATCAAGTGCCATCAAGAAATCATTATAGGATGTTTTACTGAATGGACGATGAAGAACGTAGATGATCCGGAAGATCGTATCGATCACAAGCGAGAAATCTTCTTCCTTTATGTTCTTACCCTTTTCTAGTTTTTTGATGTCACTGAAAAGTTCAGAACCGAACACATTACGATAATCGATGATTGTAAAAAGTGACGAGTGGAGTTTATACTCCTTGTCACCGAGTTTAATAACTTTTTCCATAGTTCAATCCTCCTTAGATGAATGTAGGTAATACTGGCGATGTTGACAAGAAATTCGTGTAGTTCGTATCTCCAACACTTGCAATCACTCGAAGGATCAGATTATTACCTGACTCGATCGGGCGAGCAGTGATGTTAAGTGAGATTGAGTTAGCTTCAATGGAGTCCGCTTTGGATTTGCTTGCATCCCCTGAAGGTGTAGCTGTACATAGGTAATACCAAATACGACGAGCTTTAGCATCGCCTTGAATTTCATAGCCCAATGCGAAGGTCTTGGTTTCATTGTTAACCACTTCGACAAAGTTGCCATTGGTGTCCGTCTTAAATCCAAAGATATCCTTTTTAAATTCATCATCAATCTCTGTAAACTTGAGCGTGACGGTTGAGCCTGAATTGGAGACTAGGGTTGCGATAACCTTATCGTCTGCATAGACTTGTGAACTGCCACCGATAATTTCAGTAGTGATTTCTTGAGCACCAACCAGACGCTTTGGTGTTCCAAAAGTCCAGGAACCATCTACTGCAATTGTAGCGAGTGCATAATGAACATTGGTAAGTCCGAATGTGACTTTATTACTCATATTTTATTTCCTCCTGTTTGATTTCATAAACTCTGGTTACCGAGTTATCGTCATTGACGTATTCTGTAATCATTTGATAATTAAAACCCGATTGATATAGAGCTGATTCTAATTGCTCCTCAATTGTGGGTTCTTTTGATTCTGTGACAAGTGTGATTTGATAGGTGATGATACGAACTGCCGATTTGTTATCTGCATAGATTTGAACTCTATCGCTGATTTCTTGATAGACAATAAATGGGTATACATGGAGTTCGTTTACACCTGTTATGTTTGTTCCATAAGACACTCGATTTGGTAAAACACCATCAAGTATCTGGAACAGATGTTCTATAAAACTCATGAGGATCCACCTCTTTCAATAATCGATTTGATTTTCTCAACCATATCAGGTGCGAATGCATCAAATGCTGGTCGCATGAATGGACGTGGTCCCACAAATTTACCACCACGATGTGTAAATCCAAACTCAAGTAAATGAGTTAACCTTCCTTTAGTGCTTGAATAGATGGCGATACGCTTATTGATGCCTTCACCTTCAGGAATAGCAACAAACGATTCTGCAAACCCATATGCCTGACCACTCTTTGGTGCTTTTGATTGAATGTAAGAAAGTACTTTATCTGCGATTTCGTCTAGTACTTTTTCCATTTCTTTGATGACATCATTTGCATAAGATTCGACAAGCTCACCAATTCCAAGTGCTAATTCATCCAATGAGACCATCAATATCACCTTTTTTTATCTTTGTTTCAACAAAATAAAGCTCAATAAACTGACCGCTGATGTAAGTTCGCTCGACTTTATAAACCTTTGAATCAATCAATGCATGTCTAGACCCATCATATAAGAAGCTCTGAATTTTGACTGCAACATCAATTCTGATGTCTGTTTTTTTGCTTTCATAATATTCTTTTGAAGTCACTGAAATATTAATACCAATAACCTCTTTAGAACTGATAAGGACTAGTTTTCGATTCCCTATGTTATCTGGTGTGTTATCTAGTTTTAGAAGCGTTAATTTGATGTTGGGAGAACTTGGAAACATTAGGAAGTACTTCCTTTCGTGAATGATAGCTGCTTGATGAGCATTTCAAAACTCTTCGGAAGTTCTTTCACAGATCCATCGTTCTTAAAACCAAAGAACGTCTTACAGTAAATAAGGATGAGGGAATCCACGATTGGGACTCCCTCACCATTTACGACATCATTGGCCACACCGACCGAACGAATGAGTTCTTTGCAAGCCTCAATATGAGACAATAACTCCTCATCAGCATATGTTTCTGTTAGAGGAATCAAGAGTGCTTTCTTTACTATATCGAGTATGGCCATGATTTAGTTCCTCCGATTAAGCAGCGGCTTTCTTCTTGATACGAAGGAAACCTTTATAACCTACCACATTACCACCAGTGAATACAGATGCTTTGTAGCAGATAATGCCATCTTTAAATTTGTAGTCTGTCGATTTGCCGATTTCAACCGGTGAGAAGATAGGCACTTCATAGTTCTTTAGAGAACCATAAGCCATCGCATACTCACCTGCAGTGGTTGCACTGTCAGCGATCGCTTTGCAATGTGAGTTGATCACATAAGGAATGCCATCGATGGTTTGATTGATGTAATCAACGGTATGAACCTTACGACCTTCGGAAGTACGAAGACCAGCAAATGCACGCAAGTCATTCTTATTCAAGATAAGAACAGCACCACCTTCGACTTCTTCATCGCCACCATAAGCAAAGATGATGTCATCAAGTGTAGTATCAGTGATTGCTGAGAGTTCGACTGGTGTCGTATCCGCTAGTGCAACTGCTTGATCACTAAAAATCCCTGTGAATGTATTGGATGTACCAGCACCACGAAGGATTTGTTCAGAGATTTTCTTTTTCAAGGATACATTGATGTTTCTAAGTACCTCTGCTTGATATGGAATGCTTGGAAGCTTTTCAAGTTCTTCTGTGATTTCGGTGTAAGCAGTAATCTTAACTTTTGTAATGGTGACATAACCAAATGCTGGTTCAGTTTCAGTGTATGCTGCACCTTCAGCTGTAGTTCCTGCAATGCCATTTGATTTCACGAATGACTTCTTGTAGGTTTCACCACCGTTGAGATTGATGATATTGACTTTATCAACAAGAGTGGATACTTGTGCATATGGAACTGGTGCGAGGTTGTTTGATACGGTTTCAGGAACCAAAACTTCCGAACTGGATACTTGGATAACTCGATTCTCACGGAGCTGTTTACCGCGTAGTTCTAGGGTTTCCTTATTGTCAGTGCGTACATCAATGACAATTGGTTTGACATCAACTTTGGATGCAATCATCATCTTTTTATCGATGACAGAGCGTTCCTCTTGTAGGGTATTGCATTCAGTATCGAATGCTTCCAATTTTGCTACATCTGATTCCGCTTCAACAAGTGAGCGAATTTCAGTTAAGCGTGCTTCAATTTCTTTGCGTCTTTTTTCTAAGTTCATGTTTTTTCTCTCCTTTAGAGTTTTAGTAATTGGTTTTGATACGGATCTTCTTTTTCATCACATCAACATGTTGTTTCTGCTCTTCTAACTCCATAGCCTTTAGTTCTACATCCATAGACTCTAAAGAACGAGCATATATACTAGTTGAATCGTAAGCTGGCGTGTCTACCACTGAGACATCATAGAGCCTTCCAATTTTAGTGATGGTACGTTTAGGGATTTTGCCTTCCTTATTCCATGTCTGTTCTTCAACAGTGAAAGCAAAGCTCATCTTATCAAGCAGGCCACTACGGACCATCTTGTAGATGTCTTGGTTCGATTGGGTGTCGACTAATTCTGCTTGTACTTTTAGCCCAATGTTATCGATAGATAACGTCAATGATTTATTCTTTGTTCGAGCGATTATAAGGAAGGAATCCATATGGTTGTATTTCATAGGAACATCTTTCATTTGGGTATTTTCAAGAGCTCGATGATCTATAGATTCAACGAAACCGTACTCTTCATTTCCGATGAGTGTTTCCTGGTTGAACACAATCGCATAACCTTCTAAGGTCATCTTACCTTCAGCTTCTTCAAACTTAACATCCGCAAGTCTTGTTTCTTTAATCATTGTTTCTCACCTCTATTTTTGGTTTGTTAGGTTTCCCATCAAGGGTGTATTCAAGTTCTGAATCCTTGTAGTAAAAACTTGTAATCTTGTTTTCTTTGCAAAACTCATCAATGATTTGTGTTTTTACTTTCTGCGTTTCTAGAATCACTTTGAGTGCTTCTTTTGATATCGTTCCATTAACTGTGACTTTCATCTTTGTTCTCCTCACCAACTTGGTATTTGTTTGCCTTATCAGCATCCACAAAGTTGAGCGATTGCAGTCGCTTGTTTCCACCCTCAATAGGTTCTAGTCCAAGCAATGCTCTGGATTCATTTAAGGTCATGATCCCTAGGCTCATCAGTTTTTCGATGGCACTCACTTTTGTATTCCAGCTTGCATACTGCAATCGTTCACTATAGAAAATAATCTCTTCACCACGAGTTAACTCATTTTCGGTAAGCAATCCCAAAGAAAAAGCCTCTGATAGCTGAATGGCTAGAGGCTCAATGGTTGACTCATAAAACGAGTTGAAATCTTCTTCACTATATTTGTTTGCGAAGATTGGTACCGATACGCCAAAATAATCAAGTATCTTGGATTGTAAGAATTCGAGTGTTTCTTTGTCGATCAACTTAGGATCTACTGTTAAAGGTACATATTCCGACTTTAAATCAATGGGGATGATGGAGCTTCCTTTAGTACTGATAGAATCGTTGAGTGCTAAATCAAAGAGCTCTCTTTGTTTCTTCTTATCAGCTTCCGAAAGCATCCCATTCATTTTGATGATCCCTTTAATCTGCATCGATGATCTGACTGCGTTATCGATTCCTTGAAGCACATTCTCATTGATTGAGATGGTTTTTAGGATTGCTTCATGATCACCAGATGATCCGTTCCCACCAAAGATATCATTGGATGCAAAGTACTTCCTCAAGTGGATGATATTCTCATAAGGCAGCATAAATTGTTGACCATCATCAAAGTAGAACTTCAAGTAATAACCATCAGCATTATCTACTATTGCTTCTACCAAAATCGGTCGGAGAGGATAGAGTGCTTTAAGCCCACCATCTATTGGGTCAAACATTGGATAAACGAATGCATTATCATTCAGTAGCAATAACGTAATCACTTTATAGATAAAGTCATAAGGTGTCATGAGTGGGTTTGGCTTGTGCTTCAATAAAAAAGACAGTCGACCTTGTTTCTCGGTTACTGTCTTATCTGCTTCAGTTTTTATGTATCTTGGTTTGAGTTTTGCACATTGGCTCGCAACCCTATCAATACATATCTTGACCACATCACTTTTGGATATGTTGTTACCAAAAGGTATGAAGAACGTATTGTTTTGATTCAATAACTGGAAGGTGTTTGTTGAACCTTCCTTTTTCTTACTTGTTAACCAACTCAAATTATCACCTCCAATGAAAAAGAGGCATTTGCCTCTAATTTCCGTTAATCACTTTTTATAAATTTCTAAAACAATACCACTTTTCTTATAAATCTCTTCCCAACCATTGGGTCTATCCTGCTTACCTTCTTTATTTTCATTAATACGTTTGTTTTCATCAGAAGTTATCAGAGCTAAAGGAAATTTATCTAACAAGTTAATTGCATCATCATCTGTTTTAGCAAATAATACTTCTTTTGCTTGTTTTGCTGCAGGGATTAAATGATCAAGCGTTAATAATCCTCTTTTCCCAAGAACTTTGTTAGCTTTATTTAAGTCTCCGTGGTTTCTCATCTTTAATTTGCTCTCATCTAACAATGATTTTGCTGAAGATGATATATAATCGGCTCCATTATGATTTGTGTGACTCTTAATTGATTCTCGAACTAATTTAATCAAACACTTGGTTTGCTCTGAGTTGGGCTTAGATTCATTATAAATAATCCTTAGTTGTTTAATCGTCCATATTAAGTTTTCCTTGTTACGCCATTCTATACTCATACTTTCACCCGATATCTTTATCTTTATTGGATTTATTATAGCATATTTTCGTAATCTATCTTATACCTATTAAGAACTGCATAAGCAATAATCAAAGCTACTGTTCCATCAATTCGCTTGTATTTGGAGTTAAGTTTCGAAGGTTGAATATTGCCATTTAAGTCAACTTTGGCTTGGGTGTTAGACAAACACCATTTCAAGATCGGATTATTGTCGTAGTTGATAAGCTTATTCTTTAGGTCTGCTTCCAGTTGTTTCATTGGTTCCGATAAAGAGTAGACACCTTGACGAACCTTCTCCATATTAAATCCTAGCTCTTCCATTTCTTTAATCCAATATTGAGAATTCCAGGGGTCGAATCCTACCCAGAGAGGTCTAATTTGGTGCTCTTGAATCATCTTCATAAACCATTGAGTCACCAATGAAAAATCATTTTGACTGCCTTCAGTTAGTGTAATAAAACCTCTTCTAATCCATATATCATACGGGACATTGTCTTCTTCCATACGTTTCTTAACAACATCACTCGGCATAAAGAAATGTGATAACACATACTTCTTGTTGTCATCCTTCTTCTGAATGATTAGGATTGCTGCTGTTAGGTCAGTTGTTGATGATAAATCGACACCAGCAATTGCATATGAATTCTTCAGAGTGCTTAGTTCATACTTAGCTTCATTGTTTAAATCATCAAAAGATAACCATGCACCTTGATCGACTTGCTTGATATTGAAATCCTTACATAACATAGTCACTCTTGTTGAGTGGTCATTTTTTGATTTGTTCATCACATCTTCGAGATACGAGGAGAGTTTTACCACACCTAAACTGGGATTAGATTTCACCCAATTCTTAGGGTCATCATATATTTCTTGCGTGTTATCTTGGGTATATAACCAGGGAAGTACACGTTCGTCAGTGATTTCACCTTTCAGCATCTTTCTTGCATAGTCTAATTTGTTATCGAGGAATCCACCCACTGTGGTTCCTTCGGTTGTGATGATGAAGATTAGTGGTTCCTTTTTTGTTGATTGGCTCTGCTTGATGGCATCATATACTTTTGAATCAGTCATCTCATGCACTTCATCAATACAACCCACTTCAATGTTATAACCATCTTTGTTTCTACTTTGTGCAGATAATTTCTTAATCTTGTTCTTTGTTTTCGGAGAATAGATGAAGAATATATTCTTTTTACTACGTTTCTCATTTGATAGAGTAGGTGACTGTTCACGCATGTTATTGATTTCTTCAAAGAGAATGTTCGCTTGCTCACTCGTGTTTGAAGCACATACGATATCAACTCCACCTTTGGAAAGAAAGAATTCAGCAAGGTCAATCCCAGCGATGAAGGTTGTCTTTCCATTCTTACGTGCAATCAGTAATATGACTTCATTAAATCGTCTTAATCCAGACTCAGCAATCTTAAACCCATAGGCAGTTTGAATGATTGCTTTTTCCCAAAGTTCTAAAATGAATGGTTGTCCATTGAATGGGGACTTCGTATGCTTGCAGAAGGTTTCGATAAAATCGATTCTCATGTTTCCTGGCTTTTCATCAAAGTCGTATCGAGGATTAACCATATCATCCATCAGTTTTCGAAGAGTGCTCTTTAATTCCTCTCCAGCTAGTATTTCATTGGACATCACTTTCTGGTAGTACTCAATTAAATAGTTCATGCCATATTCGCCTTCTTGAGAAACTCATCAAACGCATCATCGCCATCAATTACGTTCTTTCCCATGATTGAATTGAGTGTTTTGATAACTGTTCCATACGAGTTGATAAGTTTAGTGTAGTACTTAGCTGCTTCTGTTTGTCTTTGAGCACCTTTGCTTGAAACTTGAACAGCTCCATACTTCCTTATCTGTTCTTGAAGGACCCCAAGTTCAACCTTCATAAATGCAGCCTGCTCAATAAGGTTATCGACTAGTTGGGTTTTGGTCTCATCGACCGATGAAAAAAGCGACCGAAGTCGCTCAATCTCAATATTCACATCTTTTATTTTAGACATTTCAGTTCCTCACTCAGTTGACTCTTTCAACTACCTCAGAGTTTATGACTTCAATCAAATCTTCTTCTGGAATGATTGCTAATCCACCCCAAGTTCCATGTAGTTGATCAAGTCCATCTATGTATTCGATGACTCCTTCACGACCGTTGTAATGGTCTTCACCCTTCATGTTAATGATTCTAATTTTATCTCCAATTTTATACACACCGATTACCTCCAATGATTAGTAATATAAATCACTCTAAAGAGGACAAATAGCAAGTAAAAAAGCCACTTAAGTGACTTTATTTTGACAAACCATAGTTTTGCTTTTCTCTTTTTACTACCACTAGATAAAACATTTCGAGTTGATGCTTCATTTCATAAAGTACATTCAATTTGTAAAAAAGTTTAAGACACAAGACTCCAAATTCAACAAAATATAATGAGTTAATTCTCTCTTTATCTTTGTTTTTATCAATGAAGTTAATCCTCTGATTAATCACATCCATGTTAAACGTCCTATGAGCAATCGCATTGCGTATGTTATTGTTCACTACGGATTTATATGTGTGTCCAAATACTTCTGAACCATTTACAAGTTGATTTACTTTATTATATTTTGATCCCACACTATTAACTGTTTCATCAAAATCAAAGCCTTTTCTATTACTAAAAGAATCATACTTCTGTCTATGCATAATATTGTTTATTCCTATTATTAGGTCGCAATGATCACAATATGTTTCGTACATATTCATGTAGAAATCAACTAGATTTTCATAAGATACAGTAGTTACTCCAAGCTCGTTAAGGTCAAAACGATCAATGATTTCATAATTATTTACGATCGGGATTAAAAGCGGAAACAAATCAATAAACTCTTCAGTTAACTTCAAGATTTTGATATCAAAGTCTAGAAACTTGTTTTTTCCATACAAATAACTACTGAAACGTGCAATTTCAGGATAAAGAAACGTTTTCCCATGGACGGTGATGCGGACTTTATCAGCCTCGATAAAAGTTTGCTTGTTTATTAATCCACTTAACCAATATTTTCTTGCGTGATGAAGAATTAATCTAGCATCAATTCTTGATTTAGCAGCATATATATAATCTCCACTTTTTAGAATACTAGTATAAGGATCATCCTTTTCAAGATTCTGAATCAAAATATCAATCTTATTATTAATCCAAAGATTATTCAAATTTTTCATAGAATTTTTCATCCTTAAAAGATCATCATACGATTTATGAAGTGATTGAAGATTCAACACAGATTCTTCACCACCCAACATCATCATCCTTAAAAATGGTGTTATATCAGGTATATCGTCATCTTTACGAAGTTTTCTCTGAAAAAATTCTGCAGATAATTCGGCAACATAGATAGGTTTGTCATTTGATTTATGAACATTTTTTATCTGATACTGAAACCATTCGTTTTGATCTAAACTAAGGGGTCCATCATCATTTGGAATTCTAATTGTTCCACTTATTAGTGTTGAACAAACAGGACAATGTATATTCACAGGAATATCATAATGATCCACCTGAAATCTCAATCTAATAGGTGTATTGCATATTGAGCAATTACAAATGTAATTATGCACCATCAAAAATCACTTCCTCACTTTAACATTTTCAAAAATTTTGCCTTCCATTTTTTGTTTGCCACCCTGTACGGTACCCTTTTGAATTACTCATAATTAAGAAGGGGGGGATCAATTTAATGCACTAATTCTTAATTTCATTGTTTGAATATAAATATTTTTCTTCTTAATCTCATCACTGTTATTTGGAACTATTTCATTGAATCTATCTATCAAATAATTCAACGAGTTTATGTATGTGTTTTTATTTCTCAGTAATCCTAATGCTTCTAAATCAGCAGAATGTTCATTTTGATTTACAATATTAGCTAGGGCTTCCTGTTCTTTATCTTCATATGATTGTAATGGGAATTTTTTTCCTTTAATCTCAGAAACAATATGACCTAATTCATGTGCTATGTAACATCTATATTTCTGGTCATTAATCTTCATGTAGCATTCATAATCAAACATGATAATGTATTCATCATCCTTTTTTGTTTCTGCAATGAAAGGAATAACGGTTTCATCTTCAGTATCTTCTTTAACCGCAAGCACGACACAAATATCATTGTATTCCAAATAACCAATCTCTAGTACATTGAACTTAGAATCTTCAGATTCCTTAATTTCGAATATTCTTTGAAATTCATTTCTAAATTTTACTTTAATTGGACCTATATTAAAATCCAACCTCTTTTTTTGTGGTTGCATGATTTCACCTGCTTTTATAAACATTATATCAAAAAATGTTTACTTTAATTAGGTTTTTCTGGATTTATTAGGTTGCCATCTACATCAAATCGAATCTTATTATTGAATCTGTCATGTTCCTTATTATGGCATTCTCTACAAAGTAATTCCAAGTTCTCTTGATTAAAACTAATCGATGAGTCATTAACATTCTCAATGGTCAGTCTTTCTTTGTGGTGAACTTCGATTCCGATTTGTCCACATCGCTCACAAAGCCCATTTACTGACATTATTTTTATTTCACGAGCAGCTAGCCATGCGGGTGACTTATAGAAGTTATGCAGAACCTTTGGCTTTTTCATATGCTTCTTTTAGCTCTGCTGCTTTTGCTTCTACATGCTCCCATCGGACAGGTAAATCTTCGCGACCCATGTGTCCATAGGCTGCTAACTTTTGAAACTTCACTGTTTCAAACTCTAGTTCTTTCCTAATGTTTCCTGGTGTGAAGTTAAAGTATTGTTTAACCAACTCAAGCAAGTCTTCATCGGATAATTTCCCAGTTCCTAAGGTATCGATCGAGACAGCGATTGGATTTGCTACTCCAATGGAATAGGACACACAAACTTCGCACGTGTCGGCCAATTCTGCCGCTACAACGGCTTTTGCTACATATCTGGCATAATAACTCGCACTGCGATCAACCTTGCTTACGTCCTTACCAGAAAAGGCACCACCACCATGCTTTGCATATCCACCATAAGTATCTACGATTATCTTTCTGCCAGTTAATCCTGAATCACCATAAGGACCACCAATGATGAATGCACCTGTAGGATTAATTAGAACATTGATACTAGTCAGATCCTTGCTGATCATTGGTTTGAGTACTTCCTCAATAATGATTTCTTTTGCGAGTGATAGGCTTGCTCCTGGTCTTGTTTGGGCTGAAACAATAATCGTGTCGTATGCAAAAGGTTGACCATCTACATATCTTACCGATACTTGGCACTTACCATCTGGACCAAAGATGTGGTTGTACTTAGCTTTTCTAAGTGCATCTACTTCTTTAGCAATCTCATGTGCAACTACAATCGGAAGTGGCATGAGCTCAGGAGTTTCATTGCATGCAAAACCATACATCATCCCCTGATCACCAGCACCCTGTTGATGATCTAGCGTTTCATTGACACCCTGTGCAATGTCTGGTGATTGTTTGGATATCTTTTCTAGGACACAAAACGTATCGTCATATCCGATGTCCTTGAGTACTTGTTTTGCAATATCTGAGTATTGAACGTTAGCTGTTGTTGTTACCTCTCCAAAGATAACAACTAAGTCATCTTTGATAGCTGTTTCAACTGCTACTCTTGCTGATTGATCTTGTTCAAAAATGGCATCCAGTATTGCATCACTGATTTGGTCACAGATTTTATCTGGATGTCCACTAAAGACCGATTCGCTTGTTATGATTTTCATGTTGTCCTCTTTTCTAGCAAGAAAAAGGAAGCACTTAGCCTCCTTGGTCTGCTTTGATTTGACTGTGTTATTTTATTGCTGCTTTTGGTAAGTATGCAGTGTACCTTGCGTAATGATATCCTTCGCTTTCGACTAAAATACCAAAATCGTGTGAATCAGATGTAACGAAGATACAGTGAAATACTTCTTCTTGGTCACAGTACATATGCTCTAGATTTTCTTTGATGAAATCGTAGTCATTCAGTGGATCCTTGATGAAGCATTCAAATAAATCTTTATCAATGACCACTTGTTTATCAATAACAAACTCATCATTAGGTATGAGTTCTGTTGATGTTGCTTTGCGTATAAAATTTGTTTTCATATTGTTGTCCTTCTAGTCGATTTTCCAAGCGGTATAGACGCTTCGGTAAGTGCAATCCCAAGTATCTAGAATAACGCCATCTTTACATACTGTAACATGGCCAGTCATCTTCAAAACATATGTCCCGCGCGTATAGAGACCGGTAAAAGTGGAACCCTTGATTCGAGGTTCTCCCTTGATTGCTTTAAAGATCAACCGAGGTTTTCCTTCGAAGTATTTGTACAAAAACTCAGTATCTTTATAACTTGTGAACTTCCATTCTCGTTTGAGTTGATTGAGTTCTCGTCTGCATTCCATGTAGTCTTTATTCATGGCTGTGCTAATCGCTCTTACCACACAGTCAGTTGTTTTGATTCCCTTTGGGTGTGCATTGTATTCTTGGAACATTACTTTGACCACCCTTTATTGAACCACTTCACAAGCTCTCTGGAGGAGTTGGTTTGAAACACTGGCTTTTCGAAACCATCAAGTCTTTCAAAGACTGTATACTTGAAGTCGTTCCACACACAATCAATTTGAACAACGAATAGGTTGTTATTGGTTTCGTTGTCTGCGATTCTGAAATCATCATAGAGTGGACCATTGAGTGGGCAGTTGTTCTTGAACCAAACATAACTTGTTTCAAGGTCTACCTTTCCACCAGCTTTGAATTGCTTGATGATGTTACCCATCTTTATTGTTTTGTTTACTAGACTTGAATCTCGACAAAACCAATCGAACCAACCTGCCTTGATTTGAGTTGTTGAATCAGGCTTATCGAACTCACCTGACTTAAATCTTTGAATCCATTCAGATAACTTGATTTGTTTATCCATCTTGTGACCTACTTTCTACCTTTTGGTATGTATATATATCACTCTAAAGACCTTTTATATCAAGTCAATTCGACACTAAATGCTTACTATAGTGATAAATTTTGAAAGTCATCAATGTCATTAAGCGATAGCTTCTTACCCTTTCGGATCAGATAGCAATTGTCACTTGATCCTTTGTGTCTTATATATCGTTTAACTATCACATCGACGAATCTCTCATCAAGTTCCATTAGATAAGATTTTCTTTGAAGCTGATCGGATGCGATCATAGTTGATCCAGAACCACCGAACAAATCGAGTACATATTCATTAACTCTGGAGGAGTTTGCAATTGCTCGTCCACAAAGTTCAAGTGGTTTCATCGTTGGATGGTCATCATTTCGCTTAGGCTTGTTATATTCCCAGATGGTATCTTGTGTGCGGTCATCAATAAAGTAATGAGCTGCACCTTCTTTCCATCCGTAAAGAATAGGTTCGTGTCTCCAGTGATAATCTTGTCTACCTAGTACTAAGGCATTCTTAACCCAGACTAAGCACTCCGCCAATTTGAATCCTGCATTCTTAAATGCATTTCTAAAGTTGATACCTTCTGTATCCGCATGACAGACATAGATGGCTCCACCAGGTTTGGTTGCTTCAAACATATTTGTGAATGCGTCATATAAAAAAAGATAGAAGCTGTTATCTTCCATCTTGTCATTCTTAATCTTGCCAGCTGTTCCTTCATAGTCCACATTATATGGTGGATCTGTGAAGATCATATCAATCTTTTGTCCATCCAGGAGTTTTTGAACATCTTGTTTCTTAGTTGAGTCACCACACATGACTCTGTGATTATCTAATAGATAGATATCACCTAATTCAGAATAGGGTGTTTCACTAACTTCATCAGAAGGATCGAAGTCATCATCACTCGCATTATCTGGGACATCTGACTCTAACTCTTCAAAACCAAATTGAAGCATATCAATATCGATATTCGAGAGTTCTTCTTCTAGTTTACTAAAATCCCAAGTAGCTAGTTCTGCTGTCTTGTTATCTGCCAAACGAAAGGCCTTAATTTGCCCTTCTGTGAGGTCATCTGCAGTAATACAAGGAATAGTGGCCAATCCTAGTTTAAGGCTTGCTTTGAGCCTAGTGTGGCCGGCAATTATTACTAGATCCTTGGTGATCACTATCGGAACCTTGAATCCGAACTCTTTGATACTATTAGCTACAGCATCGACAGCAGCATCATTATTTCTTGGGTTGTTTTCGTATATTAACAACTCCGAGGGTTTCTTCATCACTATGTTCATTAATCCAAGTTTCCTCGCCTTTTTCTATGCGTTTAAGCATGATGTCAATTTCTTCTTTACGTTCGTTGTATTCACGTCCGAACTTTATTATTAATAAGTATTTGATAGCATTAAAATCGGGTAGAGCTTTCTTCTTAGTTTTCACAAGTCGCTTCTTTGTACCCGATGATGTTTCTTCAATGATGGTTTGTACTTCCTCATACTCCATACCAACAGCTCGTTGGAACAAGGCATCCATGAGCTTATACTTAAGTTCATCATCTCCATTGATAAATGCTTGATTTAGTCTGGGATGAGATCGTTTCAATTTGATAAGTGTGTTCTCACTTAGGTTCATGGCTTTGGCGATATCCTTTTGGATAATCCGCCTTGCTACCATATCTTGAATACTTTTTATTCGTTCATCAAGTACTCCATCAGCCTCCCATTGCTGATATGTATCCAGTACCTTTGGCACATCGATTCCAACCTTTCAGGGTTCAGTAAATTTATCAAAAACTGAAGTTATCCAAGGGTTGAATACTACATATTTTTCTGCAAAAGAAAAGAAACCCCCTGTTTTTGAGAGTTTCTATCTTCTAGGCTTCATCTAAAGCCAGTATTCCACGCTAATTGTAGTATATGAAATATGTCAATTTTTGTCTACATGCCGGCGGCACAATAATCTTAGCAAAGTCGCGCTTTTTAACGTTTCTTGCCATAGTACTTGAAGCATACTTGACAACTACTTTAACCACACTTGTTATTAACTTGCCTTATAGTTGGCATTACTGTTCACAAGTATTATCGGTAGCCACAATGATTTTTACTTTTAATTCTCGATTAATTACTTTGAACGTTTTGAGTTTTTATAAAATCAGCCAACTCGATTACTTTAAGGTTGTAATCTGCGACTAGAGCAGTTACTAGATTAACCAATTCGTTTTCAGCCTCAGATGGATCATTAATTGTGTTTTTTAATGTTATCTCTTCTTCTAGATTCTTGCTTAGTAAAAGTTCAATGAATTTAGAAAAAGTTATAGATTCATCCATTTTGTATACTTCAATTATTTCTTGATTCATAATTGCAATTCCTTCGGTTACTCTAGATATTGTTATTTCCATATTCTTCTTCTCCTAAGATATTTCCATATTTTTTGTTTCTGTTCGAAAATGATGGTTTACCACCGTCTAATATCTTCATGATATTAAGTTTATCATCAACATTTTCAATAAAATAATTAGTGTATGTGATATTGCCATCATTTTCAGCATAAATATAATTAAATGCATCACCATAAACTGCTACTGATGGGTTATGTGTAACAAAAATCAGCTGTTTATCTCGTTTTTTTGACTTAATTAATGGAACGAGGTAATTACTTATATAATCATTATCAATATTATCTTCTGGTTGATCAAACATAAGAATGCTTTCAGAAAGATCAAAAATTAAATCAAGATAGGCAACGCTTTGCATGCCTAAGGATGCGTTAGATAAGTTGGTGATTGACCCCTCATCTAATAGTTTCAAAATATCATTGTAATTATTAATCTCTAAATTTGGAACCGACTTGCTGTTCATTTGATAGAACTCTTTCTTAGGTAAAAATATATCACTGTTTATGAACTTTTTCAAACCATCTGTCATATTCGATACTGTAGATTTTAGATTTTTTTCACCATTAACATATTTTTCTAGTAATGTAATAGAATTCGTATCGTTCTTTAGCTTTGATATTGAGTTTGTTAATTCTTCAACGAGCAGATCAGTAATGTTATCTGGAATTTTATATGTAGTAACAAACATATATTTATTTACAATGGCTTTACCTATTTGTGGAGCATCTAAAGTGAAATTATTCAGCAAATGTTTTAATTTATTAAACTCAAGCAAAATTGAAAAGTTATTTTTTAGACTGGTCAATATTTGATTAATCTCACGTCTTAGATCTGTCATAACTCTCTGCAGTTCAGTTTTCCCCTTATTTACTACACCAATTCTTGTGTTATGGTTGTCAAAAATGGAATTGTAGAGATCATATAATTTCTTGAAATATGCGTGATTTTTTTTCAAGACTGAGAGCTGAACACTTATACGTTCACTGTTTATTCCTGTTGAAGAAATATCGGTCTTTATTTTATTCAACATCGTTTCAGCATTAGTGAAATATCCATCAATTGTGGTGAAGTTGAGTTTATTGTGAATAGTAAAAGTGAAGAAATCCAGTCTCCTAATTTGCTTGACTATTGAAGTTATGCTCTTGTAGTTTTTATCGTATGGTTTAACCCCTAGAGCAATAGATAGTACTAGTTCCAACTTTGATTTGTCATATGGTGCAAGTATCGGAAACTTACTAGAAATTGTTTGTAATGCTCTATCTGGGTTCTCGTAAACCTCTTTAATTTTATCCTGCTTTATTATAGCTATTGATGATAACTGTCCTTCTGAAAGTGGGATTCCATCATAGTAATTACCAGAAATGTTTTTAATGTCAAATGCTTTATATTCTTTAATATCCAAACTCTCGCGATTACTTAATCTTTCAATAACAGATAGTAAAAGCGATTTACCGCTACCACGTTTCCCTACTATAACATTCAAACCAGGTGAAAATTGGATGGGATGTTGAACGCCTTTCATACTAAACTGTACGGAACCAAGTATATTACCAGGAATAACCACTTCGTTATCAGTAGTTCTTATGATTCTCGACTTAGGATCAAGAACAGCCATTTCAAACGAATCAAAATATGTATCGTAAGATCCGAAAATGAAGTTATTCAAAACTGGTGAGTAAGGTTCGGAGTTGTGCCAATCACTAAAAGTAAAATATGAGAAATATGAACCGTAGTTAACAATATACTCATACAATGCCTTCTCGTCATCTTCAAGCGTGTAGTTTACATCATGGATTCTTTTTCTGATATTATCGAGTAATGTTTTTCTATCTTGCTCTGTCTTATCATTAAGTATCTCATCAGCTCTTACTGAATGTGTATAAAAGTTTGCTGCCCATTCATTTTGGCTGATTTCATTAAAGCTCGGTCTAACATCATATGCGCTAAAAATTTTATACATCGCAAATTTGTATATATCATCTTTAGAAATATCGTCGAGATACTTTAAAACATCAACAATCCCTTTCGCTTTATTACCTTCGGGTATAAGTATAAACTTCGTTTTTAACCGAAATAATCCAGCAATTATCTCACTTAATAATGGTTTTTTCCCGTCTTTGTAAAGTTCAGTAATAATAGGGTTTATTTTTGTCATATCGACATTTGGAGAAAAATATGTTCCCATTTGAAAAAAGTTATTAGTGTCTACATAAACATCTAACTCAACCCCATAAATCAGTCTAATATTTTTATCCATTATATAATCTGTCAGTTTCGAATAAAAATCACAATCGAAAACATTATGATCAGTCACACTAAAAACTTCAACACCAGCATTAAGCAATATGTTTGCAAAAGATTGTGCATCCATTTCTTTGACTCTACCATTATCCTTGTGTTTTGAAGCAAATGAATGCATATGTAAATCATACTTAAGCCATTTCGATTTGTTCATTATATTATCCCCTCCTTGACTCGTCGTAATTATATAAAAAAAACTCTATAAGATTATTATAGAGCTAATACATGATAAATACAAAATTTATTTATATTTAACACATTCCAATATTCGTTTTTTTGAAGTAATCAAATACAAATTTTGTGATTTTGCCAGATGTTGAAAACATTCTTATGTCATTTGTATTAATGTGTTCTTGATAATCGTCTGGTTTGCAATTTCTTCCAAATATTACGGAATTCCTTACATGTTTTATCACTAATTCCCAAAATATCAATCAAAATGACACTATCAATAAGATCCATCACAACTTCAATAGCACTTCCTTTGCGAATTAAATCGTCTACTTTTTTGAGTGTCTCTAGCAATAAAGCATTATCAATATTATCGATAATAGGCAAATAAATATCTCCTACTTCACTCGGTAAAATTTCAAGTACTCCACCACCATAACTACGACCGTTAATTTCAGTGAATGTCATAGATATGCTATTATAATAAGACAGCAATACTATATTTGGATTCACTCCTTCACGAAATTTTATTCTGTGCATAGTATCAGTCGATATCGCATTGATCTTATTGATGACAAATTTAGGATATAGATTGTTTCTTCTTAAGAAAAAAGCGTCAGGAATCCAAATTGAAGGTACAACGTACCATTTATCACGTATTCTACATTTATAACCAGTATTTGCTTCGTTATTTACACCATACTCGATGTACTTTTTGTACCCATCTTTCAAAAGATTATCATTTTCGGGAAAATGAACTAAATATGATCTTCTACCTTTTTTGACATTAAATTCTGCATCACTTTTTGTATAGAAAATACCATGGACATGTGAACTTTTACCTATTAACGGTATACAAACTTCACTTAGATCGTAATTAATTTTAGTTTCATCAGTAACTGAAAAATATGAGTTGTTTCCAGTTGTGACACCTACATTGATTATCGCATAATCAGAAAATTTCTTAAAACGAGCATCTTTCTTTATGGAAGATATAGCCGAAATTTCACTGCTATCCACAAAGTATTTTGTCCATTTTTCTGAAGTATTATTTGTTTTTATAAAAGGTATAGTGTCAATATCTAGGTTATCAATATCAGAAACATTTGTCATTTGTATGACTCGGATTCCTTTATGTTTTAATCCTTTTTTTGCAATGAGAACTACAACCTCTTGCTCAATGTCCGAAAATATTAACTCTGTAAATGTGAGCAAAGTAATCTCACTGTATTTAGAGATTAACAGATCACGCAATTGTCTAGCGTATACAACTTGTAGCAACTCTGCTGGTAAGACAAAAACCATTGTACCATTATTGCTCAAAAGGGTTGTTGATGCCACTACAAAGGCAACCCATGAATTTATTAGTTTATTAGGGACTAGTCCTTCATGAATTAGCATTTCTGACATTTCATTTCTTTGTAATTCTGTTAAATATTGATATCTGATATATGGTGGATTCCCTATGATTAAATCAAATGAATTATTTATATTATCTAAGTAAAACTTAAAAAAATCTTCATGGACTATTTCTATATTAGATTTACTCCCATATTTTACAGAAAGCTTTGTGGTCTCTTCTTCGTTAATTTCAACTGCTGTAATCTTTGTACTTTTTCTCAATCCTGACTCAATTATTGCGTCTATAAAAACACCGTCACCGCAACTCGGTTCAAGTACGTTTTTATAGTCGGATAGACGTATGAATTTGTTAACTATAGAAGTAGCTAAATCATACGGTGTATAATACGCTCCTCTTAGTTTGATCTCTTCAGTATTACTCTTTAGCTTCATTTGTTCCCCTCAATAAGTTTGAATATCATTCTTATTTGATTATTTATATTTTCTATCAATGCTTGCTTTTTACTTTCAAGTATCATCGCTCTTTTACGTACCTTTTCATTTACTAAGTTAGTATTAATCTGTCTAATATGTTGAGCTGATTCTGTTATATTCCTATGAATTTCTTCCTCAAATTTATTACTTAAATCAAGCGGATATATCAATATTTGATTCAGAATTGATGTTCCTCTAGAATAGAACCCATTTTCAAAAGGACTGCCTAAGTCTCTTACTAATTCTTCTATTATTTCAGAATTTAACCATGCTTGAATATACTCCAAACTGTATGGACTACAATCTTTTACAGCTATAGCACAATAGCCTGCTGTTCCACCAGAAGCTATAAGCATATTATCTTCATCAATACAATACATTGGAGTGTCACTCAAAATTCGTACAATTATCTTTGTACGACTATTGAAAGAAGTCAATGCTTGAGTACGTCCATATTGGTACCAAGTATCGTGAGTACTATTTGGAACATCTCTAGTTCCAATTGTAGGATCTATTTGTTTTGGCACCAATAAACTATAACAATCCATCAAGTATTCCCATGTTTTTGGATACATTTCAATCATTACACTCTTTTCGATCAAATTGCCACTTAGATCATATGGAAAAATAATAAATTTGTCAGTAGACAATTTATCATATGTTGTAAAGCCTTTTTGATTACGCAAAGTAGGTTTAAAATAAGGTCTAAGGATCGATTTTTCGATATGATATGTTTTCTTATTTCGGACCACTGATATAAGGCTGTCATTCTGATCACATATTTCAGATTGAGAGAACCAATATATAGGTTTCGGTCTTTCCGCTGATGTTTGAATTCCGTTAAAAATATCAACATAATTTATGATGCTCTTCATACAATGATTATATGCTTCTTTAAATGCTACAGAGTGTAAGCTCCATGCATCATTAGCAATGTTTTCCACACTGATTTCACCAGATAGTAGCACTTTACTAAGTAGTAAATCATCAAGATTGCTAACTTTGTTATATTTAAGTGTTGAATTATCAACTTTCTTTTTTGAGGCAAAGAATAGCGATGTATATGTTGTCTTGTCCTCAAAAAGCTGTGTATCACCAAAATCAAACACTTCGATGCTCGATAACTCAGATACAAGTATTTCTCTTAACATAATACCCGAGTTTATTTTCATAAATTTGTTTGGAATTATAAAACCCAAGACACCATTGTCTCTCAACAAATGAATTGATCTTTCAACAAACAAAAAGTATTTGTCAAACTGCTTGTATGCCGCCTGATAATTTTGTTTGTAGTACTCAATTTCTATTGGACTTAATAGTTTATACATTCCCTCTGTATTGACATAGGGTGGGTTACCAACTATTACATCGAATCCAGAAAAATCATTAAACTTGGTCCAACTAAACGGAACAATTGAGAATTCATCCTGTGAGGTAATAGAATCATTATCGAACACATTAGTATTAACCAGTGAATTCCCAAATAAAATATTATTATCAAGCTTTGGTAATAGTGATGTTGATTTATCAAGTGTCGCAGATGTTTCACCTTCAAGCAGCTTAATTAACAGTGAGAATTTCGATACTTCAACTGCTTGAAGGTCTATATCTACACCATACATACAGTTAATCAATATTTTTCTTTTGTCAGCGAATGTTAATTTAGGAAAACCAGATTCAGAGAACTCAATTGAAGTCGGTTCATTTTCTTCATACCATTCAACACAGTATTCTTGCAATTGAGAATACATCTCGACTAAAAAGACCCCTGAGCCGCAGCTTATATCAGCGAAGCGAAGTTTGACAATATCTGATGGTGTTAATCCATTCACCTTTCTATCTAGTACGTTTTTCACAATAGTTCGTACTATTTCAATAGGAGTTGATATTATAGATTTATCAACATAGTCTTTTTTCTTCAATAAAACAATTTCATCGGCAATGATGGATATTTTTTCAGTAATAAATAATTCGTATATTTTGCCCAATATGCTTGGTTCAATAATATTAAAAAGATATGGGCTCTCTGGATAATATAGTTCCTTAATAATGTTATAAATTACCAAATTATTCAAATCAAACATTATTCCTTGGCCGCTAAAGATGCCTGAATTGAATCGAGCATCAGCATCTTTGAAAAGCTCATTTAGTTTATTAAGTCCTAGATCAATATCATCAAAACTGCTTTTAAGTTGATGGTATGTAGATATGTTTCGATCCTCACATATACGCAAAAAAATGAGCTTATTAATAAACCTTTGAATTTCATCATCTAGATAATCAAGGTTTGAATACATAGCATAATTTGTGTTGACTAGGTTTTTTGCAAGCGAAACACGCCAATTATTCATTTGGTTTAAAAAGTACTTATCAATTGGGAGTATCGTTCTTGATAGTTCAAAAGAACCTTCAAGAATACTATCAAATTCACCACTGTAGACGATGTCCTTTGATATAATGCCTTTAATCTCATCGTATCTTGTTATATACTCGGTGTAATGGAATATCTTGTATCTTGATTTGCTTACAGAGTCAGTATTTAACGGGGGTTGTTTTGTATCGTAAATTACCAAATATTCGAAATTCGTCAATATTGCAATTTTATGATTGGCGTTCCATCCGTACTTTCTTGTTTGCAATGCTGAATTATCGGAGTGTAATATATCCACCGAAGGTTTCTTTGCCTCAACGAATAATTTACTTATACCTCTTAATGTCAAAGTATAATCAGGTCTAGACATGTTCTCTTCATATTTTTCAACAACAACCTCTTTATACTGTGGTTTATTACCAATACTGTTATAAACATCCCAACCTAAAAACAAAAGTAACTTGTCAATATACTCAAGTCTGCAGGAAGTTTCATTAAATGCGTTTAATGGATTTTTATAGTATTCAATATTTTCACTAAATCTATCGATTATAATTTGAAAATCCTCTTTTGTTATAAGCATGGTAAACCCTCTCAATTTCTACTGCAGTAAATATAAACCTATTATAACATGAACAACAAGATTCTATCCCAAAGTTTTATACCATGATCTCACTATTTTATTAACATCAATTCTATTAGACTTGTTATGTACAACACCAGAAATCCATTCATCAAGTGTTAAAGCCTCTTTTATACCAACACTCTTCTTAAAATCATTGTATTTTAAGATAATATTTGAATATCTTTTAATCTGTTTTTCAACAAGGTCTATCTTATCCAACCAATACAACAACTCACTATCACCTGATGAACGTGAACCAGATGATCCAATTCGATCATAAGAAACACCTTTATATCTAATAAGCTTCATATTATAGAACTCTAGTTTTTCCTGGAGTTCCTTTTCTTTTCTCATCGCTCTTCTTACATCGTCAATCCACCTGTAAAAGGGTTCGTTTAATCCACGATTCGAATGACTCATTGGCTGTTTTCCTCCTATGTTCAAATTGCTTTAAATTTGTTTGAACTGATTCTCTCATGAAAGCGAACTTATCTTCTATAGGTGGATTTGGGTTCTTAGAATACTTAACCACATAATCTACCGCGGATAAGACATCTTCAAATCCATACCCATGGATTAAATCTTCAAACAAGATATTAAATTTGATGATGTCAAGAGATGACTCATCGATGTATTTGTTTTTGATTAAAGAATTGGTAATAAAATGTAATTTAGGGAGGCCGTACGGCCCTTTATCTTCTTTATCCTCTTTATCA